CAACTCAGCGACATCCTCGAGTATCAAGCCTTGGCCGGGGACAACCTGCTGCCTGGCCAAGGTGGTGATGGGCGTAGCACTGAGCGCACCCTAGGCATCAACATCGCTGCCCTGGACACCTCAGCGGCCTTTGATGCCATCGCCGTCCTAGAGTCCTGGGAGCGCATCTGGCGCGAGGACTACGGCCTGACCCCCTATGGGCCAGCGAGCGCTGAGCGGGAGCCAACCCCCAGGGCCACCTTGACCGGCATTGTGACTTTCCTTCAGTCCTGGCTAGGTAAGACCTGCACCGAGCACCCAGCAGTCGATGAGTTCGCCCACGAGTTGCGTGGGGTGCATCGAGCATCCCAGCAGGCAGCAGGGCAAACCAGGCGGGCAGCCTGGCGCGTCACCTGCCCTAGTGACACTGAGGACGGCGAGTGCGGCCAGCAGCTGCGCGTCAGCGGTGAGGACTTTGGCGGCCAAGTCACCTGCCGAGCCTGCCGCACTACCTGGCCGGTGGAGCGCCTGCTGCGCGTGGTCGCATCCAGTCGCATGGCTGAGTTGTGGCTAGACCCTGAGGCGGCCAGTGAATGGCTGGGCATAGGTGAGCGCACGCTGCGCACCTGGGCGCGTGAGGGTCGCATCAGACGAGAAAACGGCAGGTATGAAGTCCACAGCCTGAGGGAGGCCATGGCATGAGCAAGGACAACCCCAGCAAGGAGATCGCTGCCAGGTGCCCCATCTGCCAAGCGATCTTGCCCATATTCACAGTGAGTGCGCAGCGGCACGGCTTCCTGGGCCGCCACGTTCGGCTCACGCTCGAGGGTGATGCCACCGACTATGTGGCCCACTTGTGGAGCCATGAGCGTCAGGGGGCGGCATGGCGGTGAATGTGTGCAAGGTGTGTGAGCAGACCTACGCCACCATGCACCTGGGTGATGTAGGTGTGTGCCGGCTGTGTGAGATCCGCGAGCACGCCTGGCGGCGCAAGATCGCTGGCGAGATCCACGCGCTGGGTGGCAGTGCGTTCCTGGTTGAGTCGGTGCGCCGGGGGTCGGCGTACCCTGACAGCAAGGCCGATGTCGGCGAGAACAGGCACCCCTCTGTTGAGTATTGAGGCAATAGCCGCTACAGTGTGTAACGCTAGAACCTTTACACCCTCAGCCCGCACCAAATCGGTGGCGGGCTTTCGTCATGTATGGAGCCGGTATGAGCGCCGCCATCTGTGACAAGCCCACAGTCTCAGACATTGACGAAGCCCTGCGCCACCTAAGCCTCGTGCCCGAGAAAGACCGGGGGCCGGCTTGGCACGCTTACTCAGATGCGCTGCTTGAACAACGGGCGCACCACGAAAATGAAAGGGGCCGGCATGGCCACCATCACCAAGGCTGAGATCCTGGCAGCCGTGCAAGGCGTCACAGGCGCCCCAACCGTTGGCACGGTTGCTGCCATCGAACCGCAAATTGTTGATGCGATTGACCGGCTGGTCAATGGCACACCTGCCAAAGAGCAGCGCATCATCAAGGCCAAGGAGACACCCGAGCAGGCGTGAGGACACCCCGCCTGCCCAGGCCTTGCCTCGACTGCGGCAAGCTCACAACACAATCTCGATGCGAGCGATGCGCTGCTGATCAGGCAACACGTTGGGCAAACAACCGTGACCCAGCCAAGCGCAAGCATTACTCGGGGGACTACAAGCGCCGGGCGAGGGGGGTGAGGGAGGCCCCTGGCCCTTGCTGGATATGTGGCGAAGGCGAGCGAGGGGGTGACCCTTGGCAAGCCGATCACGTCATTGCTGGAGAAATTGAAAGTCCTTTAGCAAAAGCACATCGAAGCTGCAACGCCTCGCGGGGTAGGGGGGACTTAGCTCCAGGTGGGGGCGAATCCTCAAAATAATTTTCGTTGGGCACCCTGGCCCTGTGCCCCCCAGACGCTGTGCAGGTCACAGCGTGCGGGTTGGGGCTACAGCGTTGAGATAAAAACTTGCAGCGCAGGCTTGGTGGCTGAGCCTGCGAAGATGGCCATTGCGGGCACGTTGTTGCCTAGCCGCCGAATGGCTGCGGCCTTGCCCTTGGGAATCTGCGCCACCTGTTGGTCGTGAACGATCACCACAACAGCCTCGCCATCGTCTTTGCACCAGGCCGGCATGGCGGCGTATTCGTATTCAGCGAAGAGCTGCGCAACAACACCTGATCGCAGGTGCACGGCGTTTATGGGTTCGGCTCGCCAGCCGCGCTCAAAGCCAGCGTGCTGCATCACTTCGTCGCTGCTTGCTCGAGGCTCGGGCTTGGGCACTGGCGGCGCTGGCTTGTAAACGATGCTGGACTTTTTGTTGCCGAACAGACCCATGACTTCCCCCTTGATCCCCAACACCATAACGCCTTGGAGGTGTGATGCCTGGACGTGGCCCTGCGCCCAAGGCTGAACGCTCAAGGCCGAATGACACGGCACGCCGGCAATCTGAGTTCACCAAGGTGGCTGAGGACGGCCAGTTGCGTGGCCCTGAGTTGCCGGACTACACCTGGCATGAGCGCACTGTTGCGTGGTACGAAACATGGCGGCGCAGCGCGATGGCGGCAACGTTCATTGACGCCGATTGGGATTTCTTGATTGACACCGCCATGCTTCACACCGAGATGTGGAACGGCTCACCTGGCTTGGCGGCTGAGATCCGTTTACGCGTCGGCAAACTTGCGGGCACCCCTGAGGATCGTTTGCGCCTGCGTATTGAGGTGGACACTGAGGCTAAGCAGGTGCCGAAGCGTCAGCGCATGTCTAAGGATCGGCGCGAGCGGTTGCTGTCACTTGTTGAGGACTGATGCTGACTCTCGGCTTGGCGCTGGTTGATTGGATTGAGACTTACTGCGTGCATGGCCCTGGTGACATCGAGGGCGAGCCAGTGGTGCTCGACGACGAGTTTGCCGCTTTCATCACGCGGTGTTATGAGTTGGAGCCGGACGGCAAGCGGCATGTTCGCCGCGCTGTGATCAGCCGGCCTAAGGGTCGCGCCAAGTCTGAGTTGGCTGCGTTCTTGTCGGTGGCTGAAGCCATCGGCCCGGTGCGGTTTTCGCACTTCGCCGCCGCCGGTGAGGTCAGCCCTTGGGGTTATGAGTACGCCGAGGGCGAGCCTGTCGGCAAGCCGGTGCAGCGCCCTGAGGTGCTGTGCTTTGCTACTGAGTTGGGCCAGGCGGGCAACACCTATGACGCCATCTATTACATGCTCAACCCTGAGACCGCTAGCGCGGAATTGGTCGCTGATTATGGGCGCGTAGATGTCGGCCTTGGCCGCATCTTGCTGCCAGGTGGTGGCGTCATCTCACCAGAGTCGGCTGCTGATTCCAGCAAGGACGGCGGCAAGTCCACGTTCGCGGTCTTTGACGAGACTCACCTGTGGGCGTTGCCGAAACTCAAGCGCCTCCATCAGGTGGTCATTCGCAACTTGCTCAAGCGCAAAGTGGCGAGTGGTTGGTGCTTGGAGACCTCAACGATGTACGCGCCTGGCGAGCACAGCGTGGCCGAGGCTTCGCACGAATACTTCAAGGCGGTCAGTGAAGGCCGCGTGTCCGATGCTGGGTTGGTGTTTGATCACCGGCAGGCCAGCGCGAAGCATGACCCCAAGTTCAAGACTCACCGCATGGCGGGCTTGACGGAGGTGTACGGGCCAGCTGCTGAGTGGATGGATCTGGCGGCCATCGCCGACAGTTACGAAGATCCGCAGACCTCAAGCGCTGAGTGGGAGCGTTACTGGTTCAACCGCCCCGTGTCTTTACAGGGTCAGTGGTTGTCGCAGGCGGCGTGGGATGACTGCCATGTTGCCCGCCAGATTCCTGACGGGGCCGATGTTGTGTTGGCGCTGGATGGTTCTTTCTCAGGTGACTCCACAGCGCTGGTGGCGGTTGAGATGGGCGAGTTCCCACACGTCATGGTGGCGGGGCATTGGGAAAAGCCGCCCGGTGCCATGGATTGGCGCGTGGACATTCTTGAAGTTGAAACTCAAATTAGGACAGCGTGCCTGCGTTGGCAGGTGCGCGAGATAACCGCAGACCCGCATTTGTGGGCGAGGTCGTTGCAGATCCTTGCCGAAGAGGGGCTACCTGTAACGGAGTTCCCGCAGTCGGCGTCGCGCATGACACCGGCCACCAAGCGGTTCACCGACATGGTGAACACGCGGGCTTTGACACACGCTGGTGAGCCTGCGCTAACGCGCCACGTTTCTAACGCTGTGCTGCGCCAGGACTCACGCGGCTGGCGGTTGAGCAAGGAAAGCAAAGCCAGCCAACGGCACATTGACTTGGCGGTTGCAGCCGTCATGGCTGTGGAGCGGGCGGTCACCCGCATCGAGGAGCCGACCGCGCCCGCTGTCAATTTCTACTAGGAGTGTTATGACCGCCAATCTGTTGCAGATCGCTGGCCTTGCCGCGGTCACTGTCGGCGTGGGCATGATCTTCGTGCCTGCTGCCGTCATTGTGGCGGGCGTTGGCGTGATGGCCTTCGGCCTTGCTTTGGAGCGTGGCTGATGCTGGGACGTTTACTACCAGGGGCCGACGAGCGGCGAGCGGTCACCTATCAGTCGCTGTTCTTGACTGACGGGTTGTTTGCGCCGGCGTCACTGTCGGGCGTGCAGGTATCCGCAGCGACCGCCACCAAGGTGGCCACAGTCTTTGCGTCGGTGCGGTTGATTGCCGACAGCATCGCCACGATGCCGCTGGACACGTTTATTCGCCGCGACGGCAACCGCGTGCCTTTTCGACCTAAGCCGGCGTGGATTGAGCAGCCAGACATTGACCGCTCGGTTGGCCGCAGCGACTTCTACCAAGCTGCGCTGGTGTCGATTCTGCTGAATGGCAATGCCTACATTCGCATCGTGCGCGAGGGTGAAGAGATCCTCGGCTTTCGCATCCTTGACCCCATGCGCGTCAAGCCGCAAATGGATCAGCGCGGCCTAACCCAATTTGTGTTTGACCACACGCAGATCATTCCCGCTGAGGACATGCTGCACATTACTGACATTCGCCGCCCCGGCCAGGTCGCTGGCATGGCGCGGGTGGATGAATTGAAAGATGTCCTGGGCATTGCTCGAGCGTTGGACGAATACGCCGCCCGCTACTTCGGCAATGGCACGTTGTCCTCGGGGATCATCAACACTCCTGGTGAATTGACCCAGGAGCAGGCTGACCGGCTGAAGTCTCAGTTTGAGCAAAACAGCCGCGGCCTGCGTAACGCGCACCGCCCCAACATTCTGACCGGCGGGGCGAAGTTTGAGAAGATGAGCGCTGACGCGCAAGAGTCTCAACTCAATGAGGCCCGCGAGTTTGCGGTGCAAGAGATCGCCCGGGTGTTCAAGATCCAGCCGTCCATGCTGGGACTGACTGAGAGCATGAGCATGGCCTCCGTTGAGCAGCAGCACATTTCGTTTGTCACGATCACGCTGCGGCCTTACGTCCACAAACTTGAGGAAGCCTTCAGCCGCTTGCTGCCAGGTGAATCCTTCCTGCGCTTCAACATGGACGGCTTGCTGCGCGGTGACCTCCAGAGCCGCTACACCGCCTACAGCATCGGCACCCAGGCGGGCTTCTTGTCCACCAATGACGTGCGCCGGCGTGAGGATCTTTCACCTGTGGCCGGTGGCGATACCAACCGCGTGCCGTTGGCGAACGTGAACCTGGAAGCGGCCAACATCGTGGAGCAAGACCGCCGCGTGCAAATGGCGGTGCGGTTGATCAACGTGGGCTTTGACCCTGCTGAGGTCATGGGCGCGTTTGGTTTGCCTGTCATGGAGCACACCGGCTTGCCGAGCGTGCAGCTGCAAAACGCAGCGCAGCAGGCTGAGGCACCGAACATCGAGGACGCCTACCCGGTGCGCGAGGCCGACAGTGACCCGCTGCAGATTGCGCAACAGTTCGGCATCACGTTGTCAGACAGTTTGCGCAACATGCCGCAGCCCATAGTCAATGTGTCCATGCCTGAGCAACCTGCCCGCCGCCGAAAGGTTGAGCGGGACGACGACGGCAACATCATCGAAATTGTGGAGGAATAGTGGCGCTGAATAATAACGGCCTCAACGCCCAAGTCGGCGGCCTGGCTGCCGTAGCAGGGTACGCCAGCCTTCACACCGCTGAGCCTGATGTATCTGGGAGCAATGAAGTCAGTGGTGGTAGTTACACCCGCGAGGCAATAAGTTGGGCAGCTGCTAGCAATGGCACTGCTGTGTCAGATGCCGACATTGTGTTTGATGTTCCCACTTCCACCACCATCACCCACCTTGGCTATTGGAGTGCTAGTAGTGCTGGCACCTTCTATGGCTCACGCGCCCTTGATACTTCCCAGACGTTCTCCAGCGCTGGCACCTACACAATCGCCACAGGGAACCTGTCTGAGTCTGTGTCCTAGTCCATGCCTCGGCTGTTTATCCTCGACAGCGAGGCTCAAGGCAAACTAGACCAGCAAGCGCTTGGCTTCTTTGTAGATCAACCGGGTCTGTTGACTCTGGATGACACAGACACAGGTCGGCTGGATGTTCAACCGCTAGGCGGTGTTGGCACCGGCTTTGTTGTGGGTGCTTCAACTAGCACCGGCTCAGTCATTAGTTTTCAGGAGTTCTCGGGCTCAGTTACAGGTTCGCAAACTTCTAGCGGCTCGCTGACTGGCGTTGCAGGTCGAGTGGGCCTAGCTAGTGGTCAGCAGCAAAGCGCTGGTGCTGTTGCTGGCTTGCCATCTTTGTCTGGCTTGGCATCTGGTTCGCAAGTTTCTGTAGGTGCCGTCAGCGGGCAACCTGACCTCGTTGGTTTGGTTGTTGGTGCAGGTTTATCAACTGGCAGCGCTGAGGGCACGGCTGCCCGAGTTGGTAGCGCAGTTGGTGCAAGCCAAAGCGCCAGTAGCGTGGTCGGCGTACCTGGCTCGTTTGGATCAGCCAGCGGCGCAACCACATCAACTGGCTCAGTTGCTGGTGTGCCAGGACGCCAAGGCAACGTTGTTGGTTTCAACGTCAACGCTGGCAGCGTAGGTGGCACGCCTGACATCTCAGGAACAGTCAACGGCTCAAGCATCAGCAACGGTGTCGCAAGTGGTACGGGTGGCACGCCACCACCACCGCCGCCACCGCCTGTGGTGGAAGAGGGCGCAGGCCCGCGACTGTTCTACCCCGAACCGCCACGACCTCAACTGTTGCCAATTGTCATCGAGCTGCGCGGATCAGTCGTTGGGCGCAACCGCTCGGTCGGCAAAGCCCTTGGCCGAGTTGTCATTGACGGTCAGGCACTTGGCTTGCAAGCGGCTACGGGCAGCGTGATCGGTGAGCGATGGCCAGATGACATTGAGGTGGCTAAGCGTAAGCGCCTAAGGCTAGAAGAAGAATTGCTGATCTTGGAGATTTAGTGCCCTACTTCATTACCGACCAAGCCGAAAGTTGCAGTGGTTGGGCAACCATCAAACAAGACGGTGAAGTCATGGGCTGCCACGGCAGTAAGCAAGCAGCCATTGACCAGATGGTTGCCTTGAGCATCGCTGAGGGCATTGAGCCTGGCGGCGAACGTAAGGACATAGGCATGAGTGAACAGCGAGACCTACCAGACAACTACCGACCAGCACTTGAGGATGACGTGCCTGAAGGTCGGGCCTGCGGCAATTGCATGTTCTACGACGAGACCAACACCCAAGGCGACCGCGCATGGTGCGAACGCTGGGAAGAGTATGTGCGCGGCGATCACTACTGCAACGCATGGCAGGCAGACGAAAGGGCAGCAAACATGAGCAGCGTTGAGTTCCGCACTTTTGATGCGGAGGTGACTGAGATACGCCAAGCCGACAGCGGCGACGGCATGACCTTTGGTGGCTATGCCTGGAAGTACGACGTGCCCAGCCTGCCGCTGGGCCACGGTTTCACTGAGCGCATTGCGCCTGGTGCGTTCACTCGCTCACTGAAGTCCCGCGTAGACATTCGCGCCTATGTGAACCACAACGACGAAATGCTGTTGGGATCAACTCGCGCCAAGACTTTGCGCATTGAGGATCGCCCTGACGGCGGCTGGGTAGAGATCGACCTGCCCGACACTGGCCCAGGCCGCGACGTGCGCGTGCTCACTGAGCGCGGCGACATCGGTGGCATGTCCTTTGGCTTCTCCACCGTCAAGGACGATTGGAGCGAGGACGGCGCTGAGCGCACCTTGCTCGCCGCCAAGATCCACGAGGTCTCAGTGGTCACCGGTGTGCCGGCCTACCCGCAGACCACCGCCAGCGTGCGCAAGTTGATGCCTTTGGCGAAGCGCACCGCCACCGACGTGGACGAGCTGAACGACGCCATGAGCGCGTTGCAGACCGGCACCATTGACGAATCACAGGCTGCCCTGCTGCGCAGTGTCGTGGACAAGATCGCACCGCAGGCCGATGAGCCTGTTGGTGTTCCCGCCAGCATCTTGGCGGCGAAGTTGTCACTGGCCGAGAAGGCTTTGGGGCTGTAAGCCCTGGGGGGTGAATTGGTAAGCGGAGCCGCTAAGGCCTCACGAGGGCAACGGCACCAACGTCGGTTCGATTCCGACCACCTCCACCAACACATCTGAGCGGCCCGCCGGTGTGTTTGCCATGAGCGTCCCGCCTGGCACGTCATCCCTGCGCATCACATATCAAACGAAAGAGATAAGCATGTCTTACCTTGACAGCCTCGTTGAGGCTCAGAAGAAAGACCTGCACGAGGCTCGCGGCTACTTGGAGCGGGCTGAGCAGGAAAAGCGTGATCTGTCTGTTGAAGAGCGCACCGCTTGGGACAACCTGAACGACCGCATCAACACTCGTCAGGATCACTTGAACGAGGTTCGCGCCGCTGAGCAGCGCGACGCTCGAGTTGCTGACGCTTTGGCTGACGCACCTGAGGTTCGCACTGAAGCACGCGAGGTTGCTGAAGCACCGAGCGACGCTGACGTTATCCGCGCCATTGCGCGTGGCGAGCGTCGCAGCGCCACCTTTGAGCGCCGCAACTTGGAGAAGGCCACCAGCACCAAGGGGCCTGAGGTTGTGCCGCAGTCGTTCTACGACATCATCCAGGAGCAGTTGGCCACGTTGTCACCGCTTCTCGATCCGAGCGTTGTGACTGTTCTCAACACCGCATCTGGTGAGGACATCAAGGTGCCGGTGCAGACCGCTCGCATGGCGGGCACTGCGGTTGCCGAAGGCGACACCTACGCCGAAAGCGATCCGACGTTCACCAACATCACGTTGCGTGCGCACAAGACGGGCACCTTGACGGTTGTTTCCGAAGAGCTGCTTTCCGATACAGGTGTAGACCTGGTTGGCTTCCTTGGCCGTCAGATGGGTATTGCACTCGGCACCGCCGTGGGCAACGTCCTGACCCAGGGCACCGGCACCGTTCAGGCCAACGGCCTGGTCACCTCGCTGGGCACCGCACCTGCGGTTACCGGCGGCACGGGTGTTTCGGGCGCCTTCACGGGCGACAACCTGATCAGCCTTATGCACGCGGTTGATTCGGTGTACGCCGCACAGCCGGGCGCTGGCTGGATGATGTCCCGCGCATCCCTGGGCGCTGTTCGTGCGCTCAAGGGCAGCGAGGGCTACCTGTTCCAGCCGTTCGCTGACGCGTCAACACCGGGCCGTCTTCTCGGATATCCCGTCTACGAAAATCCCTTTGTGCCGGCTATCGGTACTGCGCCCACCTCGGCGACCATCACCGGCAAGTCCGTGGTGTTCGGCGATCTGCGTGCGTACCACACGCGGCTCGTGGGCGGCATCGAAATCGTCCGGTCGGACGAGGCGTACTTCACCAGCGACCAGGTGGCCTTCAAGGCGCGTATCCGCGTTGATGGCGACCTCGGTGGTGGACGCACCGATGCGCTCAAGTTCTTCCGCGGCGGCACTGCCTAGGACGAACGTCGAGGGGGGCTGGGAAACCGGCCCCCCTCACCCATTCCCCTGGGGGGTGCTCGGCGCAGGAGGGCACCCCCCAGGTCACACCTGCAAACACCTGCGATGAAAGGCCCCTGCGATGGCTGACAACATCAACCCGCTGACTGTTCTTTTTCACAGCAACGCACCCTGGTGCGGGACAGGCTATGGAACGCAAACCGCGCAAGTAGTCACGCGCATGAAGCGCGACGGTCACCACGTTGCCGTCAATGCCAACTACGGCCTGCAAGGTATGCGCACCCTGTGGGAGGGCGTGCCCATCTTCCCGATGGGTGTGGAGATGTATTCCAACGACACGGTGCGCGCCAACTTCGCTGAGTGGACTGCTGAGAACCCTGGCCCAGCGTTGGTCATTAGCCTGTTCGACGCCTGGACAATGAGCCAGCAATACTGGAACGACGTTCCTACCGCTGTGTGGACAATGGTGGATCACATGCCGGTGCCACCGAATGTGCTGGCAACTTTGCAGCGCCCCAACATTGAAACCATCGCGGTGACGCGCTTTGGCCAGGAGCAAATTGAGCGCGGCGGCGTTGCTGCCCGCTACATTCCCATGGCCATTGACACCGACCTTTACCGTCCAGGTGCCACCTACAACGGCAAGACTGGGCGCGAGTTGATGGGCTTTGACAACGACCACTTTGTTGTTTCAGCGATCAACGCCAACAAGGCTAGCGGCGCCGGCAGTGTCCACCGCAAAGCGTGGGCCGAGAACATCTTGGCCTTTTCCATCTTTGCCCAAGACAAGCCCGATGCTCGCCTGTACCTACACACTGAGCGCTACGGCAAGCACAACGGCCTAGCCCTTGACTTACTGCTGAAAGCCTGCGGGCTGAAAGAGCACCGGCACTTCAAGTTTGTCGGCCAGCAAGCCATGCACAACGGCATTGACAACGAAGCCATGGCGGCGCTCTACAACGGCACCGACGTGCTGCTGACCCCAACGCTGGGTGAAGGCTTCGGCCTTACCCTGCTGGAAGCGCAAGCCAGCGGCACTGTGGCGATTGCCAACAACTTCAGCGCCCAGCCCGAGCTGCTCGGCGACGGCTGGCTGACCGAGGGGCAACCCTGGTGGGATGGGGCGCAACTTTCCTGGTTCAACACCCCCAACATTCCCAGCATCGTGGACGCGCTTGAGTCGGCCTACGCTCGAGGACAACAGCGCAGCGACAAGGCCCGCGAGCACGCTTTGTCTTATGACGCCGACTTGGTGTGGGATCAGTATTGGCGGCCTTACCTAGACGAGATGGTGCAGGCCAAGGCTGAGCCTGAGCCTGCTGCGCCAGTCATTACGGTGCGCGGGCCTGAGACTAAGCCGCACCTCACAATCTACATTCCGACGTACAACCGCCCTGAG